CCGAACGAACCGTAGCGGTGTCTGGTTTTTTGAACCGTGGGACCATTCCCACGACCGACCCTTCAAGTGGGCCAGCACTTAGTAAGTTGCGGACTACCAGTCCGTAGCGTCGTTCTAAAGCCCCGGGTTACGGTTCCCGGGTATGGTTCGGAGCCCGCATAGCGAGACGAGCCATCGTGTGTTTTCCCGCAACGTCTTCAAACGCTGGGGCGGGCCGTTAGGTGGCCCCTACCGCTCTGAATTATTACGTGCCATGTAGAACACGCCGTTTCTTTGTTTCCTGGATGTGACGGATCACCCGAGAGCGGTTCAAAGCGAACCGAGAGCCGCCCCAAAGGCGGCCGGCACGGCGGCCTTGGCGGTCGCCTTACCGGAACTCATGACCTTGCCTGTGACCTCCGAAAATGTATCGCGGGCCGCCTTGCTGAAGGTGTCCCAAACTCCCTGAGAGCCACTAGACAGTGGCTTCGTTTGGTGGAGCGTGGACGCCTTCTCGACGACGGCTCGAAGCTGAGGGTGGTGGTCAACCGCACCAACGAGGGTGGCCACCCCAGACCCTGCGATGGCCCAGTCAGCGGTTATCGTTATGCGATACAGGTTGGAGGAACCGGACGCGGAACCATTGAGCCAAATGTGCGCCATCGCATTGTCCAGGTACACATACCCCTCACGATTGAGCATGCTCCCCGAGTCGACATAAGGCTGGCCTGAGATGGCGATATGGTTGTATGCCACGTCCTGCAGGCGCGTCGGAAAGTGGAGCACGACCTCCTCGTCCGGGCTGAACGCCCGGAACGACTTGAACTGCTTGAACAAACTCTGCGACGAAGCCGCTTGCGCGCCAGAGCCCGCATTGTAGTAGTCATGGGGCATGGACACGGCAACAATGTCGCCACCCCGAGTGAGGGCAGGGCTTGTGTTCTGAATACGGACAGTGAGGCCGGTCAAAACCCACCGCATGTGGCCCGTGTGCGAACTCGCGACAATGGGCGGCTTCGTCTGCCAGTTGAGGGCGGTGTAGGTAACACCGCCAGTGCCGGCAAACTGCGTACAGTTACCATTGACGAGGGCTGAATTCCCCGAACCCGTGTTGTCACTGAGGACGCCCAAGGTCGGGTTCAAAGTCGTCACGACAGGAGCCCCGCCGATGTCGAGAGTGATCTGATCGTCGACAGGTCCGATGGCGAAGTAGGCTACACCGCCACCCGAGATACGCACCCCGTGTGGCCGAGCGTGAAGCGCCACCTCGTCACCAGAGTTACAAACCGGGTAACCAGAGGTATTCTCCCAGTTGTCAAAGTAGCACTCAGCAGCACCCTGCTTGCCGCGGCCAAAGAGCGTGAGCTGACGCGTCACAGTGGGGTCAACGACAATCCCGTCGTTGACGTACGTCGTCTGGCAGGTAAAGGCCTCAACCGACTGCGCCATGTTGTTGGTGAACGGGGGCACAGCCTTGTGTCCAGCCTCTGCGTTCGACTGCTGGGCGGCCCACTGTCGGTAAGACGAGTGAGCCGGCGCCTTGCTGACGCCCATGTTCTTGACCGCCATCCTCTGCTGGCGACCCGCAGAGCGGATGTGAGCGGCGCGACCGCCAGAGTTGGGGTTGCGCTCGAGCGCTTGTACGCGCTCCGCCAGCATCCTCTCGAGCTTGTCTCGACCCTTGGGCGCGGCGCCCTTGGCCTTCGACGGCGTCTTGTTGTTGTTGTTTGATTTCTTCATGATATTTTATCGTGGAGCCCCGGATATCAAACCGGCGACTGTCCATCTCCCAGAAGCTGTTCATTGCTCCATCCGTGCAGTCTGTAGACATTCCGGAAGTCGGCGCTAGCTCATCTGCGCCCGGTCGTCACGACCGCACCCTACCTGTGAGCAGGTGACACTTCCTTAGTACGCCGCTTAGTTGCCCGTACGCGCTTTTGGATGGTTAACTGGGAGACCCACTCGGATATCGTTCCGTCCCACGCGAGAGTTGCTTCCCGATGCCATTTTAGCCGCCCCATATGGCCTTACGGCCAGCTTGGTTAAAGCCGTCGGAGGGACGTTAGGCCCCCCGCCGAAGCATCGGAATTGTCCGGATGGGTTTTACTCGCCGAAGCTCAGGTCCCGACCTGCGATTCCCGACACAACTCTCAAATCTCTGCCGAGTCCCTCTGAGGCACAAGCGCTTCAGGGGATAACTCATGACCGATAAGCCATTGCGGCTCAGTCTGACAGACAGCATCTGCGTACTCAACCACAGATGGGAGGCCACTCATAGGGGTGCCCTCAGCGCCTCCGACCGCGGTACCGCAGTCGGTCCAATCCCTGGGCCGAAGCCTCTGTACCCGGGACCTTGGGGGTTACCCAAGTTGTCGCTATTGTTGCGCTTGCAGTTATGCTCGTCAAGGGAGCTTAGAATGCTTGCCAACCCGTTTTGATGGCTGATATCGGATCTCTATACCGCTGTCAGTTATACTCGTGCAGGGAGTAATGGGTTGTTATCGCGGACCGGCCGCGCCAGGCATCAAGTCGCCTTGGTTACGACTGAACGGTTTGGGACGTCGCCCGCAGCACACGACCCAAGAGCTCACTCATCTTCCAAAGTGGCTCACGGACGTCACCACAGCACACGCACCTCCACTCCGTCGGAGATAGGTGTGTCTGGCAGGTGCGGCAGAGACGCTTAGTAGTCGATTCAACGACCACCAGGTCCTCAATGCTCCACTCCATCCGGACTCGCTCCCAAGGGGCGCTCGTCAGATCGCGGCAGTCAAAGACTTCGGCGTCATCCAAGACGCCCCCAGTAGATTCCAGCATCTGGTCGTATAGGTCGGGGGAGATGCAGCCACGCCCGCCGCCGACATTCGGCAGTATGTCGAGCTCCTCGACACGACGGCGTATCTCTGGATGATCGAGTTGTGGTGCCATCTGCAGAGCGTCGGGGACCCACCGACCATTCCGAAAAAGACTCACGGGTAGTTTGGGTATCGCGGTCATGTCCATATGCGCCGCGATCTCCGGACGGATCGCCGCACGATCGAAGAGGGTGAAGACGCTTAGGTCATACTCTGTGCATGGTTTATTCCACTTCCACGGGTCGGGTCTACCGACGGGATCGAGCGGGTCCTTCCTGTACGACCAATCTGGTCGTGTGAGGTCGTGGCGGTAATCGAACGGACGCACACGCCCAACTGAGACGACGGCATCGGCATAGCGATATGCCCAGTCGTCTCGCTGCCCATAGGACCACTTCCAGTAGCCGAAACGGGGCGACCAACCCGGTCGCCGCTGGCCCATGCCGCCTACACTGGTCGACGCGTAGAGGCTGCGACCCCCGAGCTTGACCCTCAGCAATGGTTTGTGCAGTGTGAGGAACACGCGCATGACCATGTGTTCCATGCTAGTAGTCTTGCACGAATCCAAAAGCGTCGTCACGACCGTCCCGGGGTCGAAGACCTCGTCCAACTTCTTCTGACCGACGAGCAGCCCGCATTTGAGCGCGGGTATGAAACGTGCCTTACCGGCAACAACGTGGTACGACTGCGAGTTGATATTGGCATAGACAGGGTGAAAATAGCTCTTACCCTTTGACCGCCCAAATTGGAGCCGGCCGCATTCGGCCCAAAAACGAGTCTCAAAATCCCTGCTCGTCATCGCCAGGCGATCGTCGCCGTTAATGAGCACCCCCTTGAGGTCACCGTTCCCACGCGCCAACAGGTGGGCGGCGGCAACTTCAAGACTCAGGATTGGGAAGGACGTCTTGCGGCCCATGAGGGTGCCACGGACCTGCAACGCGTATGGACGCCCCGTGAGAGCCAAGAGCTTCACGGCCACGGCGAAGGGGTACTCTAGCTTGGCCGCGCTATTACCCGTGAGGCCCGCCACGCGGAACCAGCCTGGCTTTCGCCGACCTATCCGCTCGTTGATGGCGTCCCGGAGACCAGCTGGCGTCCCATTCGACGCCCCACTAAAGTCGGAAGAACCCCAGCCGTCGCGGCCTTCGGCCTCGACCCAGAGTTCTTCTAGATCGGAAGCTCTGGGGGACTGTCCTAACAAGCGGAACGCAGACATCTGACGCATGGCTCCGTGAACTAGCTTCTGCCACAGGCTCGTGACAAGGCTAACCGGCATGGGGTCCACAGTGATAACCCGAACCTTGAGAGGCTCGGTTACAGCCACCACTCTCGCCGCCCATGGCTGGCCCAAGTACAGCTGATACTCGCAGCGTCTCAGACACCACTTTATCAGGCTGCGGTATTTGGCCCTCATCACTGGGAACTGCTCGCCGATGACGTACTCATAGTCCCGACCATCTGTCACGACCTCGACGTGTTCGACGGACTCCTCTTGGAACTCCGTGACGTGTTTGGCATACTCGTGGTAGTGGGGAGTGCACCACGCTGGAAGCTCTCGCGTAAGCCAGTCTACGTGGCGTTCCTGCTGACGCCTGATCGACTGGTTGCAGACCGACTTTGGCTCAATCCTCACCAACGTGGAGCCCTCCCACCAGCTGTCTCCGACTACGAGCAACGATCTCCAGCCCCAGTGCCAGGGGAGCTCGGTTTTGCACGTCGGAATCGAGCAGTCCGGACAGAATCCATCGAGGGGAACGCGTTCGCCAGCGGGCAACCGCCAGCCGCAGAGCTTGCACCAGCCCTCGATGATGGCCATCCGCTCAGCCTGGCCGCGGAGCAGCTGAACGTCTAAGAGGTTGTTCGGATCGAAACACGGGACCTTCGGACTGAATCTCTTCTCGAACGGGTGTGTGAGGCCGAAGCAGACCTTCGGATGCAACCCGTATTCCTCACGGGCCGACTCAAGAGCATCGTTGGCCGCCCAGTCATTGTATTCCAGGCGCTCCCGGGACTCCTCCAGCGTGAGGTCAGACTCATACGGCAAGGGAGCCCCGCGCATGTGCGCGTACACCTCGCCCGCCAGGCCGCCCTGTGACTGTGGTGTCGAGTAGCTAGCGGTCATCGGGACCGAGATCTCCGAGGTCCGGTCCAAAAACCAGTCCTCACCCCTGAGGTCCCCAATCAACTCATCGAGCTTAGCCAGAGTCGGCTCGAGGATGCCGACCGCCCGGTCGATGTCCGACTGGGTAGCCGTATCTGGTTTCTGCACCGCCAGAGCGTGATCCACAAGAGCGTCCTTGACGATCTCCTGGGGGGCCGGTCGGGCGCAATTCTTCATCAGATAGAAGGCGCTCCAGAGGGCCGTGTTCTTCTCGGTGAACCTAAACCGGGATCGCATCCAGCGCCGAAAGGCCCCATGAAAACGGAGCCCTTCATAATCCGTTCCATCAACTTCCCCCAGGTACTCAGCCCGGAAGAAAACACAGAACAACTTCGAACGTCGCATGAAGCCGACAGCCTCGAGATTCAGATAAAAATACACCTGATCCTCAAAGCTATCAAGAACGGCCTCGCTTTGAACGAAGACGTGCAGGACTGCCCTCAGCCTTGCACAAAAGTTCTCCACCTCCCCGTTCCTGGGAGAGGCGCGCACTTTGTCGGAAGAGAATTCCGGCACGGAGACCGTGCTCATCTTACCTGTCTCGGAAAACAGGTGTGAGGCTGTGCGTAGCCTCATCGCATAACTTGATAAGTTGTGCTTCCCGGAAGACATTGTCTACTGAACAACGCCCAGGCGTATTCGCGAATAATTAGTGATCTAGTTGTT